AAATTTGTAATTAGGGATTCTCATTTTGACTTGTACTATTTATATTCTAGCACCAACGCATACAGAAAAACAGGAGAGGGCGAAAATGAAAGTGAAAGTGGGACCACGAATTTACAAATTGAACCGTAGCGAATACGAGGGACTTCTGAAAATCGCAAAGGAGCAGATGCCGGTTGGAGTGTATGCAGTAGAGAAAAAGGACTATGCAGAATTGAGATATGATATTTGTGAGAGCAAGAGTGAGTTAAAAGAAGTTATCGGAACTTTTGAAGCGTCGGGTTTCAAGGTATACGCAAATGGCAATAAATAGCGAATATGACGTCGGCAAAGCATTTGAGGCAATCGAAAATGAATTGATAGCTTCGATGATGCGAAACTTCAAAAGACACAAGTTTGAAGAAATTAAAGAAAGTAAGCAATGGAGCATGTGGCAGACAGAAATGCTTCATACTCTTGAAAAGTACAAAAAACAGAATAGTAAGAAGTATAGAGAGCAATTTCGGGATATCAATTCTGAGATTGCTTCTTTAATTTCAGTTGCAAATTCAGATGGACAGATGCAACAAGAAAAAGCGATACTGGAAGCAATCAGAAAAGGATTCCGAGGGCACAGAGTTGCAAAAGGGGCACAGGCAGAGTTTTTTAAGCTGAATGAAAGAAAACTTGAAGCTCTGATAAAAGCAACGATGGACGATATGAAAAAGGCTGAAACGGCGGTGCTACGCATGGCTAACGACAAGTATCGAAAAATCATCTATAATGCTCAAGTTTATGCAAACACAGGAGCAGGAACTTATGAGCAGGCGGTAGATATGGCAACTCATGATTTTCTGTCGGCAGGATTAAACTGCATCGAATACAAAAACGGTGCAAGACACACACTTGCAGATTATGCAGATATGGCAATCAGAACAGCGAGTAAGAGAGCGTATCTGCAAGGCGAAGGGGTGAAACGGCAGGAGTGGGGAATACATACCGTGATTGTAAATAAAAGAGGGAATCCCTGTCCGAAGTGCTTGCCCTTTGTAGGTAAAGTGCTGATTGATGATGTTTGGAGCGGTGGAACAGGCGCAGAAGCATCGGAAAGTGGATATGGGCTTATGAGTTCAGCAATTTCGGCGGGGTTGTACCATCCAAGATGCAAGGATTCACATACTACATACTTTCCTGGCATCAGCACACCGCCAGATGATAAATTTAGCCGTAATGAGCTAAAAAAAATAGAAAAACAGAATCGTAAAGAAGCAAAAGAGCAATATGCAGAACGACAGGAAGAGAAATTTGAAAGATTAGAAAAGCACTCGCTTGATATGAAAAATAAAGAGCAGTATGCAATTAAAAAAGAATCTTGGAAAGAACAGGCATATCGAGCTGTTGAAAAGGGCGAAAAATCGACTATATTAATAAATCAGTTTCAAAAAACTGAAATTAACATTAATAAGATTGAAACATATCCAGGAGAAATATATGTATCTGATTTAGCAGCAATTAAACCTCGAGCATTGAATACAATAAATCAAAGAACAGAACAGGCATTGAAACAATGGAAAATTGAATTGTCAAGAAAACCGAAAATTGTGATTGTTTCACCAGAAGAGATGCCGACTGCTTATGGTAAATATGATGCAATTCAAAATGCTGTTTTCTATCTTCCCCAAATTGTTGACAGTAAAGTGGTAAAAGACCAAGGGAATATTGAATTTCACGAAATGTGGCACATGAAGCAAGCAGAAAACTTTAGAGCAAAATATGGTGAAATTACAAAAGAAAATTACGGTAAATACATAAAAAATTCTTGCAAAGAAGCAAAGAAAACAATTGACTCAGCTGGTATTAATGAATACAATGTAAGTGAAATAAGTGAATATGCTAATAGTATGTATTACAAAAAAAGGTATGATGAAGTTGAAGCAGAGTATAAAACGATAAAAAGAAAGAAGTGAATGAAATGGAAATTGTTGACCCACGTGAAAAAGAATTATGGAAAAAAGTTGAGCCTTATCTGGATGGTGTACATTTAAGAGAAGATGCACCAGAGGAAGTAAGAGAGGCTGATAAAGAATTGACAAAAATTGCTTGGGATTTGGATAGGATGCAGTAGTACCGTACCATCAATCGAAAGGTTGGTGGTATTTTTATACCCATTTTTAAGGAAGAGAGGAATAAAAACATGAAATTTTCAGAAGCATTCAAAATGATGAAACAGGGTATAGGAGTGAAACTCCCATCGTGGGGCGGATATTGGTGGTGGGATGAGGAATCAAAAACAATTCTCATGTACACAAAAGACGGCGGCTGTATGGATATCCGGGAAACTCAGGTTGTTGAATACACACTTCAGAACATTATGTCAGATGAATGGATTCCGGCGAATGGGCAGAATTGTCCGATTCTGGGAGGAAAAGCAATCTTTGGTTTCAGTGAAGCTATCAAGTACCTAAAGTATGGCATGAAAGTAGCACGTGAAGGATGGAACGGAAAAGGAATGTATTTGTTTAGATCGCCTAAATTAGGCTGCCAGATATATAGTGAATATACTGGAAAAGAAATTAATGATCTACAAGAATTTATTGTAATGAAAACAGCAGATGATAACTTGGTGCCATGGCTTGCATCTCAGACTGATATGTTAGCCGAAGATTGGATATTTGCAGAGGGGGAATAAAAGAATGATTATTACAGGAATGGCGCACTTTCAGAGTGTATGCAAAAAGAAATTGGTGGAATGGTACAACAAGAACGGTCTTGCAGATACACCAGTGACACCGCCAATTGATTTATCCAATGTGTTTGTAGTGTGGTCTTGTAAGACCTTACAGAACTACAAATGCCTAGTATCCACTACAGTTAGCGGTGATGGTATCTATGCAGAGTACACTTATAACGGAGATAAGCAGGAAATGTATGAAGATGTTTATAAAAAACTGACTAATACAAAGTATACAGAAGAGTAATCATGAAGCGCAGACAAAGATACATAGTAACTCCTGATGCGGATCGGATTGCACCGGATTGGCTGGCAGTTCGGATTAATTACGACACAGTGAACTTTATCTATCAAGTAGTGGATGGAGCAGTGCAATTGAAAGGAGTGAGAATCGGGCATGAAATCGCAAGAATTGGTGACGTTGTGGTACTTAAAACTGGCAAGCTACACATAGAAAGGCGGTGATTCTTTATCTCCCTTTGAGGTGCGGGGTGAAGCACCTTATTTTTATGTCAAAACGCAACAAGACTTAAAAAGGTGTGCGGGCGGTGACACCGATGACAATGGATAATAGAGTGACACTCTTAAAATGGAGGAATAGAAAATGTTTAAAATGAATTTGCAGTTTTTTGCAGAACCAGCTCCTGCTGCTCCGGAAGGTCCTGATACAAATACATCAGGAACAAATAGCAATTCACAGCCAGAGTCTGCTGCAATTGATTACGAGAAAATACAGCAGATGTTGGAGGGAACACTGGCAGCGAAAGAAGACACTGCGTTGAAAGCATATTTCAAACAGCAGGGATTGTCTCAGCAAGAAGTAGAGCAGGCAATTGCAACATTTAAGGAGCAGAAAGCAGCAAACCAGCCGGATGTGGCAGGGATGGAGAATAATTTGCTGGCAGCTCAACAGGAAGCACAGAACGCTAAAATTGAGTCAGCTGCAACGATTGCAGCTGTAGCACTCGGAATTGATGCAAAAACAATCCCTTATGTCTTAAAAATGGCTGATTTGAGCCAGGTCATGGGAAAAGATGGAAAAATCAATGATGAGGCTATGACACAGGCACTTAACAAAGTGCTCGAAGATGTGCCAGGTTTAAAACCGGTGCAGAACTCACAGCGAGGATTTACACAAATCGGTACCGGTGGAAATCCAGCGCAGAACCCGCAAAACCCAGCGCAGAGCAAGCCGACAGTGGCGTCAAAACGCTGGAATAGATGGAATTAAGAGAGGTATAAAAAATGGCATTAAATTACGCAGAACAGTGGAATCCGCAGTTACTTGAAATTTTGATTCAGGGAACATTAACATCTCCGTTTGTTACAGATAATGTAAGATGGGTCGGAGCAAAGACATTTCATTTCACTCAGATGAGTACAACTGGTTACAAAAATCACAAAAGAACAGGTGGCTGGAATAAAGGTAATTATGTACAGACAGATGTACCGTTCACAGTAACTCATGATAGAGATATTTCATTCCTTGTGGACAAGGCAGATGTAGATGAGACCAACGAAACGGCTTCAATTTTAAATATTTCTGAAACATTTGAAAAGACGCAGGTAGTACCGGAAACAGATGCTCTGTTCTATTCAAAAGTAGCACAGGTAGCACAGAAAACAGAAGGATATCATTCCTCAACGGCTGCTGCAACATATACAAAAGCTAAAGTGTTCGGCATGTTAAAAGATATCTTAGCAAAAGGCAAATTAAGACGTTACAGAGCACGAGGCTCACTTATCATGTATGTAACAACTGCAATCATGGACGCATTAGAACAGTCTACTGAGTTCACACGAAAAATTGAACTGACTCAGATTGCAGAAGGCGGTATCGGAATTGAAACAAGAGTAACCGATATCGACGGTGTGCCGGTAATGGAAGTAATTGACGACGAACGTTTCTATGACGCATTTAACTGGGAGCCAGAATCAGGTGGATTTGAACCAACGAAAAAATCTTCTTCTCCTGCTACGACTGGTGCGCATAAAATCAATGTTTTAGTTGCCTGCTTAGAAACATGCAAGACTGTGCCGAAGATTTCAAGTATTTACTTTTTCAATCCAGGAAGTCATACAGAGGGAGATGGATACCTGTATCAAAACCGCTCTTTATCTGATACATTTGTATTCCCGAACGGAAAAGATGGCAAGGTAGACAGTGTATATGTAGATACAGATACAGTAGAATACGCAGGAGAATAAAATGGCTTATAAAAGTTATGTCTCAGAAGCGTACTATACAGATTACTATGAAGGAAGTGTGATACCGGATAGCAGTGCAGAAAAAGCACTGTTACAGGCATCACGACATATTGATTCCCTGACTTATAACAGAATTGTAAATCAGGGATTTTCTAATCTTACAGAGTTCCAGCAAGAAATTATTAAAGAAGTAGTCTGTAAACAAGCAGAATTTGAGTATGAAAATGCAGATATGATTGAAAGCGTACTGTCTGGATATAGCATCAACGGTGTATCTGCGCAGTTTGGAGCATCATGGAATGTATTTACAGACAAGGGTGTTGCAATGCGCAAAGATGTGTACTCAATGTTATGTCAGACAGGTTTATGCTGTAGACTTGCGAGGTGATTGAATGAAATATCCTTGTCTAGTCCCAAAACGGCTGTGCACGATTGATATTATACTTAAATTTGACCGAGAGGGCTTGAATGAATATGGAGAACCGTTTGAAGCAGTCGAATTTGCAGGAAAATGCAACTATCAGGATAAAGCGAAAACAGTGCTTACAGCAGAGAAAAAACTGATAGAAATCACTGGAACGGCATTATTTTCGGGTGATATCTGTCCTGCACTTGCGGTTATTTCTGGTGGAGAGGCTGAAATCTTCGGAATAAGTCGTAGAATTATCGAGGGCAGAAAAGCGAGAAATCCCGATGGCACAGTCAATTATACGGAGGTGCTTTTAGAATGATTCGAGTTAATTCAAATGTGAGATTGAATTTTCCGACAATAAGAAAATTATCAGATGCACAAGTTACCGCATTAGAGCAGACAGCAGAGGCATTACATACCGAAGTGGTACAGGCACAGGTATTTCCATTCGAGTCCGGCAACTTACAAAATGAAAGTACAGCTGTAGACTACTCACAGAGCAAAAATGGCAAGGTGACAATCGTATCAACAACACCTTATGCACGGCGGTTGTACTTCCATCCGGAATATCATTTCAAAACTTCTGAAAACCCTCACGCAAGAGGTGATTGGTACGAAGATTGGCTGCCAAATGGCTCTAAAAGTCAGTTTGCAATCGAGGCATATAAAAAGCTGTACAGGAGGTTGAGCGGAGTATGATGTTATCAGATGTAAGAGACTTTATAGAGTCTCTGAAATTGGCAGATTATGTCTATATGAGTAAGATGCCAGATAAAAAAGAAAAGTCATTTGGTGTATACAATAGCAAACATCAAAAAGAATATCATACTGCTCTGGGAGGTGTCTCTTGCGAGGGATATGGCGAAAAATATATCTCAATTCTGGTACATTGGAATAAATCTCCACGTGACTCTGAAAAGTCTGCTACAGCGTTATTTGAAGCTATCAGAGCAGTAAGAAATGTAAAAATAAACGAAGAAACAATTAATTTTATTCAGCCACTTTATGATTTGCAGGATGTTGGTACAGATGAAGCGGGTATCTATGAGTATGTTATCGAAGTGGCTGTAATTTATCGGAAAGGAAAATAAGCATGGCAGGAAAAACAAACGTATTTCCGGTTTTAGACAATAAATTTAAAGTCGGAGCAGAAAAAGGTACTGCATCAACAATCGCAGATATGGAAACTTTTTCAGTTTCAGTCTCAAACGGAGTTGAAACTTGGACTCCGATGGATACAGAAGGTTGGCAAAGAGCATTAATGACTTCAAAAGCAATTACAATCACTCTGAGTGGCAAGCGTAACATTGGAGACACCGGCAATGATTTTGTTGCAGGAAAGTTATATAAAAATGGACATGATGCAGAGGGATATTTTGAGTGGGAATTTCCTGACGGAACAAAAGTATCCTGGGATGCAGCAGTATTTGATATTAAAAACTGTGGTGGCGGAGATTCTACAAATGTAGGAGCATTAGAATTTGATGTAATTAGCAACGGAAAGCCGACGGTGGTAGCAGGAAGTTCCTTAATGTCGGCAGATGTAAACAAAGCTGTAAAATAAAGGAGTTAGAGCATGGCAAAAATTGTAGATATCAGTGAAAAATTATCTTTTGATGAGAATCCGATCTTAAAAATTGGAGATTTAGAAGTAGAAGTAAACTCTGATGCTGAGACAATGCTGAAATTGATGGGAACATTAGATAAAGGTGAGAATATGTCAGCAGTAAAAGAGTCAATGGAGCTTCTTTTTGAAAAAGGAGCAGTAGAAAAAATCTGTAGCTTAAAGGATAAAAAAGGCAAGAAACTTTCTGCAAGCTCACTTTCTAAGATTGTAGAAACTGCAATCGAGCTTGTTGTAGGAAATAACGAGGGAGAGTAGTGACCCGTACTATGATTTGATTGACGATTTCGATTTGATTGTATCGTCATTTCAGAGCGAGTACGGGATAAGACTTTCACGAGAATTGCCGGCAGGAATGAAGTGGGACGAATTTCGGGACATGCTGGTTGGTCTGGGACCAGATACAGCGCTTGGAAGAATTGTATCCATCCGAGCAGAAGATAGAAAAGAAATGCTTGAACAGTTTACTCCGGAGCAACTGAGAATCAGAAGCGAATGGAGAAGCAAATGGGCAAAACAAATGGCTAAGACGAATTCGCAGCAAATGGATGCAGCATTAGAAGCAATTAAGCAGGGATTCTTGCAGATGGCAGGAATACAGGAATAAATTTAAAACAAGGGCACTGAATAGTGCTCTTGTTTATGTGAAAAAGGCAGGTGAGGCAAATGGCAGAAAGCGTCGGTGAAATTGGATTAGATTTAGTTGTGAATCAAAATTCATTCAACCGGCAAATGCGAGGGATTACGAGCGTAGCAAAAAAAGCAGGAGCAACAATAGCGGCAGCTTTTGGAGTAAAAAAACTTATTGAATTTGGAAAAAGTTGTCTTGACTTAGGTTCTGATTTGGCAGAAGTTCAAAATGTTGTTGATGTAACATTTCCACAGATGGCAGCACAAGTGGATAGTTTCGCACAATCAGCAGCGAAAAATTTCGGGTTGTCTGAAACAATGGCTAAGCAATACACTGGTACTTTTGGGGCGATGGCAAAAGCCTTTGGATTTTCGGAAAAACAAGCTTATGATATGGGGACATCACTTACTGCACTCGCAGGAGATGTTGCATCTTTTTACAACCTTTCACAAGATGAAGCGTACACAAAACTTAAATCTGTTTTCACAGGAGAAACAGAGTCATTAAAAGATCTAGGTGTCGTAATGACTCAAACAGCACTGGATAGTTATGCGCTTGCAAATGGATTTGGCAAAACGACAGCTCAGATGTCGGAAGCTGAAAAAGTTGCTCTTAGATATCAATTTGTACAGGAACAGCTTGCGCTTGCATCGGGTGATTTTGCAAGAACATCGGACGGATGGGCTAATCAGATTCGTATTTTGTCATTGCAATTTCAGTCGTTAAAAGCCAGCCTTGGACAAGGGTTGATTAATATTTTTACTCCTGTTTTAAAATTGGTTAACGTGCTAATCGGACGACTTGTCACATTAGCTAATGCTTTTAAATCATTTACTGAACTTATAACAGGAAATACAGGAAATAAAAGTAATGGCAGTTCGAGTGCAGGTCAGATGTCTGATTTAGGCAGTGCAGCATCAGATGCAAGCACAGGACTTGATAATGCTTCTGATTCGGCTGATGCGGCAGCATCATCTGCAAATAAAGCTGGCAGCGCCGCAAAAAAAGCGGCGAAAGAAATGCGTTCCCTGATGGGGTTTGACAAAATTAATAAACTTTCTGAACCGAGTGACAATGATGATGAAGATAGCAACGACGAAATAGGCGGGATGGGTTTTGACTCACCGGTTTCGGGCACAGATACCATCGACACTTCTAGCATAGATAAGATAGATAGTAAAACAAAAGGATTAATAAGTAGATTCAAAGAACTCGGAAATTTGTTTAAAAAAGGATTTGCAATTGGCTTTGGAGATAGTGAGAAGCGTATTGCATCAATTAAGAAACATTTAGAAAACATCGGAAAAACGTTGAAAGAAATTGCTACGGATAAAAAAGTTGCTTTGTCAGCAAATAAGCTTTTAGATTCAGTTGCTTTAAATGCCGGAAAAGTTGCAGGCTCAATGGCAAGCATCGCTATTACGATTGCGGATAATTTTATCGGAGGAATAGATAAATACCTGCAAAGTAGTAAAGAGTACATTAAAAATCAGATTGTCTCTATTTTTGATGTAACTGCGAGAATTTCCAATTTGATAGGAGATTTTTCAGTCGCTTTTGCAGAAGTTTTCACAGTCTTTGCAGGAGAAAATGCAAAGCAGTGTACAGCTAGTCTGATAGGTATTTTTTCAGATACATTTTTAGAAATTCTAAATTTAGCATTGCAATTTGGAGCAGACGTAATTGAGTTCATTACACGTCCTTTTGTTGAAAATAAAGATAAACTCATAGAAGTAATTGATAATACTCTTGCACCTATTTCTGTTATACTTCAAACACTCCACAAAGGCTTTAAAGATATATTTGAAAAAATTAATCAGATGTACGAAGCAAATATTCATCCGATGTTTCAGTCTTTTACAGATGGAGTTTCAGAAATTATTTCTGTGCTCTTAGATGGATATAATGAATATATTTCTCCGCTTTTAGATAATATCGCAGAAAAGTTTCAAGATTCCTGGAAAAACCATATTTATCCGGCGGTAGCTGAATTTATAGAATTCATAGGAAAGGTTGCAGATTTAGTTAAAGTATTATGGGAAAAAGTGCTGCAACCATTTTTGAAATGGATTGCTCAGAATATCTTTCCAGTTATAGCGCCAGTTATAGAAAAAATTGGAGAGATAGTATTAAATGCTTTTGATATGTTATCAGATGTTATAGGGGGAATCCTAAGGTCTCTAGGTGGTGTAATAGACTTTGTTGTAGGAGTTTTTACCGGGGACTGGGAAAGAGCGTGGCAAGGAATTGCAGATATCTTTGGCGGCATTTGGGATAGTATAGTAGGAATTTTAAGAGTACCTGTTAATGCAATAATTGATATTATTAATACCCTCGTTTCAGCTGTTGCATCAGGAGTCAATGGCATTGCTGATATGCTTAATAGTATAAGCATCCCAGAAGAAATTCCGGTTGTTGGAGGATTGAGTTTTAATTTTCCGAATTGGACACCGAACCCTATTCCGCATCTGGCTCAAGGTGGTTACGTTAAAAAGAATACACCTCAGCTTGCAATGATTGGCGATAACTTGCATCAGGGCGAGCTTGTGGCACCAGAAAATAAGCTGCAAGCAATGGTAAATGCAGCGGTTGCTACAGTTGCAGGTACCGGAGGAATAAGCCGAGCAGAGCTAGAATCTATCATAAATAGTGCAGTGTTGCGAATTGTAGCCGCATTAAGCCAAATGGGATTTTATTTGGATGGAGAGTTAATGGCAAAAGCAGTTAAAAAAGCGCAGGAAAATCTTGATATGAGATATAACCCTGTGAAAGTTATCTGAAAGAGGTGATGAAGTGAAAGAGATTTTAAGAGCCGGAGGAATTGTTCTTCCGGCTCCTGTATCAATGACAATCAATGATGAATTAATCTGGACCTCTGACGCTGGTCGCCTTATGAACGGATTGATGGTTGGAGAAGTTGTAGCAGAAAAAAAGAATGTCTCTCTCAAATGGGGGATATTAACAGAGGCAGAAATGTCTCAAATTAGGAGTAAAATTGTAAACGGATTCTTTCCGGTTACATTTCATGACGATGGGATTGATATGACCGTGACAGCCTATCGAGGTACGCTTAGCAAAGAAGTGCTCGGAAGGCTGAGTGACGGTATTTTCTATTATAAGAGTGTAAGTGTAGATTTGATAGAGAGGTAGAATGATGCTCAATACAAGCATAGAATATCAAAAAGCAATTCTGGATAATCATTTTTTTACTGCTCGTATTATCTGCACTTTGAAAAATGGTACACAGCTTAAGTTCGATGAAACAAATTTGAGAGCGGATGGTGTAAAAATTTCAGATGCAGTAAGCGGCACAAACAATTTTGAAATTGGTACTGCTATCACAAATCAGTTGATATTATCTATTTACAATGAGAATGATGCATTTTCAGACTATGATTTTACTAATGCGGAAATGAAAGTCTGGATAGGCTTGAAGCTGGAATCCGGTACAGAGTGGCTTAAGAAAGGTGTTTTCCTCGCCTCAGATCCAACGACGACACCGGATGTTATCACAATTAAGGCACTTGATAATATGAGTAAGTTCGACAAAATATACGATGGAGAATTAGCTTTTCCCGCAACATTGCAAAAAATTATACGGTATTGTTGTGCTAATTGCGGTGTATTGCCTGCAAATAGCGTGTTTGATAACTATCAGTATGAAGTACATACAAATCCATTTCAAACGTCTGAAAACGTCACATATCGAGCGATAATCGCATATTGTGCATTGCTGGCGGGATGCTATGCAAGATGCAATGCGGATGGTAGACTCGAATTAAAATGGTACGACCGTACCGCCTTTGACAATATTGTTGATGGCGGTATTTTTGACATTACAGATAAAAATAACTATCAAAGTGGCTCTGAACTGGACGGTGGTAATTTTACAGACTATTCAAGCGGGGATGAATACGATAACGGAAACTTTGTAGATGATTTACCTTACTGGCACTTATATCGCTTTAGTAGCTTATCAGTTAACACAGACGATATTTTAATTACAGGGGTTCGTGTTATTGCGGCAGATTCGGAAGATGAAACAGGGGATATCAAAGGCGAAACATATCTTTGTGGTACAGAAGGATATGTTCTTGATATTTCGGGAAATCCGCTTATAGAATCCGGCAGAGCAAAAGAGATTGCGGAATATTTAGCAACTAGAGTGGTTGGTATGAAGTTTCGGGCATTTGATGCCAGCGTGGAGGGGAATCCGGCATGGGAGGCAGGGGATGCGGTTGTACTGACAGACCGGAAAGGAAATTCTTACTATTCGTATCTTACAAATGTGTCGTATAACATTGGAAATTATGCAAGTATTTCCTGCGGAGCAGAGCCGGCAGAGAGACATAGTGCAGACCGGTATGAAGAGATTAATAAGATAGTTTCAGACATTAAAAAAAATGCTCAAAAAGAACTTACAAAGTATGAGAAGTTTCTCGAACAGCTCAATAGTTTAGCAACAAATGCGATGGGCTATTATGAGACGCAAGAGAAGCAAAATGATGGCAGCACAATTATGTATATGCATGATAAGCCGGATTTGAAAGATAGTACAGTTGTATATAAGAAAACGATTGACGGTTTCTTTTGGAGCAAAGACGGTGGAAGAACCTGGACATCTGGTATAGATAAAGATGGCAATGCAGTCTTGAATGTGATAGCTGCAACTGGAATCCGTGGAGACTGGATAGACGCAGATTCCATCACAGCTAAGCAGCTCTCTGTTGATTATAAAAAAGCAGTCACAAAAGAAATAGAAGATGCAGACGGACAATTAAAAGAATGGTCTACATCTTATATTGCGCAGACGATAAGTACAGCAGAAGATAAAATTACTCTGAAAAATTCGAGAGAGATTGCAGCTCTCATGCACTGCTACACAAAAAACGGAGAATTTTCCGATACGCTCGACCGATGGCAGAACTCAGATACAACTGCAATATCGCTTGTAGAACATGAAACGCTCGGAAAATGTGCAAAATTTTCAGGAACATCAACGTCGGCATACTTACAGCAATATTGGTCTGATATGCAAGCTGGCACTTATAAGCTACGTTTTAAAGCTGCGACAGATGTAGGATATGAAAATCGAGCAAGAGTGAAATGTAGTTTCAATTCGATGCAGAGATTTACAGATGCAGGAGCATTAAAATCAGATGAATGGACACAATTTGAATTTGAGTTTGAAGCTACAGCAACAGGAAAGAAATATCTTTATCTGTATGATTATGTATCAGGCATTCCGATTTATTTAAAAGATGTCGAGCTACTTGGAAAATATGAGATATACAATGAAGCACAGATAGTTTTATTAGACAATAAAATCTCTCTGAAAGTAACAAAAGACGAAGTAAATTCTTTGATTGAGCAAAGTGCAGAATCAATTAGACTAAAAGCAAGTAAAATTTCGTGGCAGTCTACTTACTCATCTATGAGCGAAAGTGGTGTCCTGAAATGTACAAATGCAGAACTAAAAGGAACACTAAAAGCTGGAAGTGATACAGGTTATTGGGTACAGCTTGCGAGTACCGGAAGACTAACAGGTGGATACGGAAACAATCAGTATGGTTACATTGATTACTCTGCTACAGCTAAGAATTTGAATACCGGAGCAGTTCACAAAGGGTTACAGATTCAAGGCGGATGCTTGAGAATATCTGTCAATGAATTAGCAACAAGGTCATCAAGTAATGTAAGCGATACAGCGTATATCGGTGGTACTGGCACAATTTCTTATATTTCTAAGATTGTAGACAATAGAGATGGCACAATTACATGGCATGCAAGTGATTTAACATTTGAAAATGGACTGATGGTAACAGATATCTAATATCTAAGGAGTTAAAGATGGCGAAATATATAGCAAAAAAGGATGGTTACGGTATTTTTTTGAGCCGACCGGAACAAATAGAAAAATATCTAAAAAGTGGTTGTGATATCTATAAAATTGAGGATGGAAAAGAAATATTGTTTGCGTCTCCTGATTCTGGGTTGCCTAGAAAAATTCCTGAGTTTGGTGCAGTTGAGACGTTTTCATTGAAGGAGAATTTGTGATGGAAGAAAAAAAAGAGCAGAGAAAAGAACAGAAAATAATGCCACTCAGTGCTATATTAGAATGTGCTACGGAAGAATTAGGAAGTGCAATTTTTGCAATCAAAAATAAATACAGCTTGCCGGCTGGTTTCCTTGACCTTGCACTTACTCCTGTTGTGTGTAAAGTCAAAGAAATGAAGAACGCAGAGTTGGCACAGACTTTAGAGGAGTGGAGAGAAGTAGATGGCGATTAAGGTAAGACGAGGATTAAAAGAAGAATTTATTAACAGATATTTTACAGATACAGTCAGCCGTGTTCCTGCTAAATTGCTTCCTGGAGAATTTGCAGTCGCAACAGATACCGGTGCTGCATGGTATTGCTATAATGCTGGAAAGGTGATTCAAATCGCAACGTCTGAGGATATTGCAACCCTCCGGCAGGAATCAAATAATGCGCAGGAAGAAAATATAAGGGTTCTCGAGAGATTGAAAGAATCTATTAATGATGGGCTTGTAGATGTCGAAAATGCAGTCAGAGAACTGGATGATGCACAAAACAGTCTGCAATTATTGTTAGACTCTAAGATAGACGACGCTTATGTCGAAAATGGATATCTATATATGACCAGTAACAACGAAATTGTCGTTGGACCGCTTGGACCATTTTCCGATACCGGAGGCGGTGGAGGTGGTGGAGGCAGTAATAATGCTGTACTCACTATGCAAAACACAAGTGGCTGGTTATCTAAATCAATTGCAACTGGTGCAGCATGTGAAATAAGTGCGACTTGGAGTAGTATAGAAGATGAACTTCCAACAGGAAACGGAACTCTAAAAATTACAGTTAATGGAATCACGAAAACAACACAGGATGTTGCACAGGGAACCGTTACAATTGATGTCGGAAAATGGCTGTCTGCCGGCGCAAATAAAATCAAATTTAATATCACAGATGCCTATGGAAACAGCCGGACAATCAACTATAGTATATCCGTTGTTGATGTGTCAATCGCATCAACTTTTGATTCTTCTATTGCTTATAGCGGTGCAATTAATTACAGCTATACACCGACCGGAAACATCGAAAAAATAGTACATTTTGTGGTTGATAGTGTGGAAATTGGTACATCTATTGTAGCTGCATCAGGACGGCAACAGTCTTATACAATTTCAGCACAGAAGCACGGAGCACACAGCTTATTAGTTTATTTCACTGCCGAAGTGGATGGTGTAGAAATAAACTCAAATGAGCTGTTTTATGATATTATCTGCATCGAATCAGGAAATGACACACCTGTTATCACGAGTAGTTTCAGAGTAGTAAAAGCAGAACAATATCAGAAACTTGCAATTTCTTATTATGTATACAGTCCGACAAGTATGACATCGGCGATTAAATTAATTGCGAATGATGAAGAAGTAGCAAATTTAACAGTTGATAGAACAGAACAAACATGGTCTTACCGTGTTGATACTGTCGGTACTCTTGTACTTAAAATAAAATGCGGAGAAGTAACAAAAGAATTTAATCTTGATGTTTCAGAAAGCAGTATGAAAATTGAAGCAGAAACGCAAGATCTGGCTCTATATCTGAGCAGTTATGGAAGAAGTAACAACGAAGAAAATCCTGGCACGTGGAGTTATAAAGATGTCTCTGCTACATTCGATAAGTTCAATTTTTCATCGGACGGATGGCAGCTTGATGAGGACAAGAATACTGTGCTTCGAGTTGCAGGTGATGCACGGCTTACAATTCCTTATAAGGTTTTTGAAAAGGATTTCCGTTCTGGCGGTAAAACAATCGAACTGGAATTTGCAACAAGAGACGTCATGAACTATGATGCAAAAATTCTTTCTTGTATGAGCGCTGGTAGAGGAATTGAACTGACTGCTCAAAAAGCACTTATGCAATCGGAGCAGACAACTATTTCAACCCAGTACAAAGAAAATGAGCATGTAAGAATTTCGTTTGTGATTGAAAAAAGCGTAGAAAATAGGCTTGTATATTGCTATATAAACGGAATTATCAGTGGAGCAATACAGTATCCGGCAAATGATGATTTTTCTCAGATGGTCGCTGAAAATATTGTGATTGGTTCAAATGACTGTGTGATTGATTTATATTGCATCCGAGTTTACGATAATGACCTTACACGCTTCCAACTCTTAAATAACTGGATAGCAGACACGCAAAATATTGACGAAATGCTTGAGCGGTATGAAAATAATAATGTGTTTGATGAATATGGTCAGATTGTGATTTCACAACTTAGAAAAGATTTGCCATATTTAGTTATTGAGTGTCCGGAACTGCCGCAGTACAAGGGAGACAAAAAGAAAATCTCAGGCTATTATATAGATCCTAATAATTCAGCGAATAACTTTACTTTTGCGAATGCAGTTGCGAATGTACAGGGTACCTCATCGCAGTATTACGCAAGAAAGAACTATAAAATCGACTTCAAAGGCGGTTTTACATTTGATTCTGGAGAAGAGGCTGATGTATATAAAATAAATGCAGATGCAATTCCGACAAAAACATTTACATTTAAAGCTGATGTGGCATCGTCTGAGGGAGCAAACAACGTTGAATTAGTACGCTTATACAATGATATTTGTCCATATCAGACTCCACCACAAAAGAAAAATTCAAAGATACGGCAGGGAATCGACGGATTTCCAATCGTCATGTTCTGGAACGACGGAAACAGCACGACCTTTCTCGGAAAATACAATTTTAATAATGACAAGGGGACTGAGGAAGTATATGGCTTTGAGACAGGAGATGAAAGCTGGGAAATTTTAAATAATACAAGCTCAAGAGTTCTATGGAAAAATGCAGATTTCTCTACAGATGAATGGCTGAATGACTTCGAGGGGCGTTATCCTGATGGGAATACAGATTCGACAAAATTAAGTCAGTTAAGTGCATGGATTGCCAGCACTGACCAGGATGCGGCAACCGGTCAGACATTATCTGCTCCGGTAACTTATGCAGATGTAACTTATACGACAGACACAGCGGAATACCGGCTTGCAAAATTTAAAGCAGAACTTTCTGAACACATTGAGTTAGAGAGTGCCTGCTTTTATTATTTGTTTACAGAATTGTTTCTAATGGTTGACTCTCGAGCTAAAAATATGTTCCCGACAATTTTTGAGGAAAGGACAGAAGAAAATGGCTAAATGGTGTTTTTTACCTTATGATTTTGATACTGGAATCGGTACAAATAACGAGGGTGCACTTGCTTTCAGTTATGAGCTAGAAGATATTGACAAACTTGCAGGTGCAGATGTTTTTAACGGACAAAATAGTGTGCTCTGGAAGAATCTGAGACAGGCTTATTTTGATAAAATCAAACAGATGTATCAAGAATTACGCTCACAAGGTAAATTGTCTTATGACGACACAGAGCGACGTTTTGAAGATCATCAAGCGGTCTGGTCAGAAGCAATTTTCAACGAGGATTCTTATTTCAAATATTTAGCACCGCTCATTAATGATAATACTTCTGCTTATCTATCAATGTTACAGGGCAGTAAGGCAGAACAGCGAAAATGGTGGCTGTATAACAGATTCCGTTATATTGACAGTAAATATAACGCTGGGGACGCTCTGACAGATGTTATCACGGTCAGAGGATATGCCAAATCAGATATCACAGTAACCCCTTATGCTGACATCTATGCATCAGTCAAATACGGCTCTTATCTGACGCAGATGAGGGCTTTGCGTGGCAATAGTTACACACTAAAATGCCCTCTTGATAATGTAAACGATACAGAAATCTATATTTATAGTGCTTCACAGCTTAAAGATATCGGTGACTTGTCAGGGCTTAAAATTGGATATGCGGAATTTAGTCTTGCAACAAAATTGCAGGCAATTAAAGTTGGAGATGTAGATGAAAGTTATGCAAATCCGAATCTGACTGAGCTACATCTCGGAAATAATACTCTGCTTAGAAAATTAGATGTGCGAAACTGTCAAAATCTGGCACAGACAGTCGACATTTCTGGATGCTCTAATGTAGAATTTGTGTACTTCGATGGTACAAGTGTGGCTGGTATTTTGCTACCACCGGCAGGAATTTTGAAAGAGTTGCATTTACCGGCAACGATTACGAACTTAACAATCAGGAATCAGCCGAGCTTATATGATTTGACAGTACCGGATTACAGCAAGATTACAACTCTGCGACTTGAAAATGTAAACAAAGTTGTAGACAGCAAAGCAATCTTAAAAGCAATTCCGGCAAATAGCCGTGTGCGACTGCTCGGAATTGACTGGACGGCAGAGGACGCAGATGATTTGATGAGTCTGATTGCTCTGCTCGACACGATGAGAGGACTTGATGAAAATGGAAACAACTTAGATACTGCACAGGTATCCGGTACAATTTCAGTCGATACCGTGACAGGTGCACAAGTGGCAGAGATTCAAAGCAAGTATCCTGATATCAAAATTGCATATCAGCATATTACCAGCTTTCTGTACTTTTATAACGATACTGGTACAACTTTACTGTATACACAGTCCATCACAGACGGAGCGGATGGTGCATACAGCGGCAGTACCCCTAGCAAATCCAGCACAGCGCAGTACACATACAGCTTTGCAGGCTGGAGCAAAAAACTAGGTGGAAATGCTGATAGCACAGCATTAAAAGCAGTTGTAGCAGATAGAAATGTATATGCAGCATTTACTGCGACAATTAGACGGTATACGGTATATTTTTATAACGGAAACACATTGCTTCAAAAAGTTGAAAACGTTGCTTATGGCAGTTCTGCAACGTACACTGGCGATACTCCGGTGTCGAGCGAGGGAAGTGCAGAAGATTATCCATTTTTGGGCTTTGTGCCAGATGGTAAAAATATCACAGGCAATACAAGTTGTTATGCACAGTTTGGGTCACCGTATGAATTTACAGAAATAACAGACAGTTGGGATGAAATTTGTGCTAGCATTGACGATAAAAGTTATCGCACAAAATATAAACTAGGAAATTATAAATCTTTAACAATAACGTATAAATTAGATGCTACATCTGCTAACAGCTATTCAAGCACTTTTAAGTTGATGCTAGCAGGAATAGACGTAAATTATGATGATATTGACGATAATAATATACCGTTAGAATTTATTTCAGTTGGTTCATATTACAATAGTGTAGATTTTAAAATATCTGGTGATGGTACGATTGATAATCCTTTGCTTTTTAGTAAGTTGACGAACATTGTAGATTATGAAAACGAGTACCAGATGCAAAGCATGAGAAGCAGTCTATCCACAATAATGCAAGCGCATGTAGAGAAAAAATACAAGCGCAAAAGTTTTAGTCTTGTTGCTAGTGAGATTGTATTAGACACAGATAACTTATACAAAACAAAATACAAAATTGTGCCAACCATTACTGACGAAAACAGGCTCTTAGATGTATTAACTGTGGAACAAGCTGTTAAGCATAGAACAGCGATTGCAAAAATAGCAACATCGAAAAACGCTTGTACATTGCGTTTATTGTCTACCACAGAAACTTTGTCGTATACAAGTATTTTTGTAGAAAAAAATGATTTTTTAGCATCAGAGAGATTGAAATATAATTTTTTAACTTATAAACAAGCAAGCAATGTGATAAGTAGGAGTCCTTATATAGGTCTGAATAATTATATTGTTCCCGTATTAAACTTAAGAGAGGTGAAAAAAAATGATTAATATATTATTAAGCGGTGGCACAAAATTAAATCTGGTTAATTTTAGTTAAAAGGAGAATCACATGGACAAATACAACACAGTAAAACTCATCCTTTCCAGCATCCTTGCTGGAATCTCATCCAAGCTCGGCATCCTCGGACCGATGCTCCTTGCCCTCACGTGTGTGATGGTCGTTGACTATGTGACAGGGATGCTTGCAAGCAAAAAGGAGAATACTATTTCGAGCAAGAAAGGAATGTGGGGAATTATTAAGAAGTTGATGTATATCATCGTTGTCGGCATCGGCATGCTGATGGACTGGCTCATCTTAACGACAGCGGATAGCATCAACGTGCACATTCCAGTCGCAACTTTCTTCGGCATGTTAGTTGCAGTCTGGCTTATCATCAATGAATTAATCAGTATTTTAGAAAATCTGGCAAGGCTTGAAACCCCTCTGCCAGGTTTTTTGCTTGAACTTGTGCAGCATTTTAAAGTTGTTGTTGAAGCACAGGGGAATGAACTTGTAAATAGTCAAAGTGATTTGAAAAAACAGGAGGAGAAAAATGAGTAGAACAAAAGAACAGATTATCACAGCTATTATCAACGATGCAGTCAGTTTTGCAGTCAATATTGCTAATGACAATTCGCACGGCTATTCTCAGATTGTGAGAAGTCTGTACGAGATTGACAATCCGAAATCATTCGACTGTTCCAGTCTCGTTTTGACTGCATATTACTGTGCATTTCTGAAAAATGGACTCACAAAACAGGCAAAATATCTGAAAGAAAATTGTAGTTACACAGGTAATATGCTGAAAATGCTAAATGTCGGCTTTGAAATTGTTGCAACAAATCAGACAGCTCACGCACAGATGAGACGAGGCGATATCGAACTTAACACTACATATCACACCGCTCTAGCAACGGATGCGAACAATATTGTTCATGCTCGCAGCTCTGAGGGAACGACTGACACAGTAGACAATTCCGGAAACGAAATTCGAACCCAAGCATGGTATCTTTATAGCCACGGCTGGACACACCGGCTGAGATTCACCGGCAAAGGGATTGATTTTAGCGGACTGACCGACGCAGGAAGTTCCGAACCGGCAGGATACAGCTTTTCACTCGAGACGGTGAAAGTTGGCAGTAAAGGGACCAGTGTGTTATTGTTACAGGAAATTCTGAAAGCGAGAGGGTACTACAAAGGTTCTCTCGACAAAGACTTCGGAAGAGAAACAATGGCTGCGGTCAACAAATATCAGATCGAGAGAATGAAACAAGGTAAAAAACTTGGCAATGGAAAAGGTGATGGCATCTGTGGACAGGACATGTGGCGTGACTTGATTGCAATTTGAGTGGCAAAAGAAGAGGGCAGATAAAACCTATCTGTCCTCTTTTGAATGTTTAGCTTTTTTAATTTCTTCTTCCGTCGGAATTACTTGCCAACCTTTGTAAGTTGTGCAGGTGTATGTACCACCAAGCATTGCCCTTTTTGCACCCGCCAGCCCTGAGCGGGTATTTTTAAATTGTTTACTGTCAGGCAGACAGCCAAATAGCTCTTCACAATTCTCTCTGAGCCAAAAATTCAGAGAATGAAATTTATAGTGTTTTCCACTTGGAGAGATTAAGTGCCAGTCTTTTGCATTGACGTTCGTTTCAAAACGTCCCGCTTTAAGGCTTTTCTTAGCCTGTTCGGTTCCTAATTTTAGATTCTCGGTCTGCCCTTTTTTTGACAGCCTCTTTTTTGCATCGTCACTCCAGGGATGAGGTTTTCCCTTCGCTATATCAGATTTTCTTTTACGTCTACACTCATTTGAGCAAGTTATCTTTTTGTCGCTCGGAGAGCATTTAAACTCCTTTCCACAAATTATGCAATGTCTAATCATTTTTTAAGTTGGCAACGTGTTCTAAAACGTCGCCTGGTTGTAAGTTCAATAATTCGCAAATTCTTTCGATTGCGATAATGCCTACAACTTCTCCCCTTCTAATTTTTTGCATTGTACTCTCACTAAGTAATTTTTCTTCTCTCAAGCGGCTAGTTGTATAACCAGCCGCTTTGAGAGATTTTAAAATGTCAATTTTGTATTTTAACATTCTGTTCCCTCCTCTTCGATCACATTCAAATACACTCTATGCCCTGCCATTACAGCGTCAAGGGCATAAAAACAAGGTTTTGTGTTGCCTTGCAGCACCTCGTCTACATCATAATTCCACCCCCATGCTGACTTAACATACAAGCCAGTACGGCTATCTGCTAATGTGAAATACTCGTTCGCTGGCAATTCTACTGTTATTTTTTCAGCATAATCTCCGAGCGAATGAGGATTTTTAAAGGTATACACGTGTTTTTTCTCTGTACCCAGCACTCCATAATTTTTGTAAATCTCAAATTTCAT